GTAAGGTCAGAACCGAACCCTGATGGTCGTTATATCGTCAAAACAGTCGAATATAAGGACATATACGTTGAATGCACGGATTTTACCGATGCAACCAACGCAATGCATCTCGGTGTATCAAAGATCATCGGGAATGCTTGGCTCGAGGCTTGTGGGATACCACTCGTACTCTAGCGTATTATAAACAAGACCTGCTTCCAAGGAAGAGATGTTGTTTTCAACGGATCCGGTGTCTTTAGAGACATCGGAGACTGTTATTAAGTCGGCACTACCCTAAGGTATGTACGACTTACAAAAGGGATAATGATGGGCGATCCGCTCACCAAAGTCCTACTCCACAATACGAATATTCTGATTCGTAGATTGGGGAGATACATTGCCGAGGGTGCTTATGAAGAGCTTATCCTTGACAATCCGGTTCAGTTGGGAGTACAGATGGTCTCCTATGAACCTTTTACCATACTCGATAATTCCTTACCGATTATGACAAATGCGATAAATGAGCCTAGAACTAGTCTCGTTAATCGACTCGTTCCACAGGACTATAGGCCTGTGGGGACGATCGTGCCTGCAGTATAATAATGTATATACAGGCATATGAACAACGAAGTAGTACGAAAAATCGACTACTGCGCTGTCGCCGGTGTTGGTATGATTACTAACATCGACGGTATTATCGACCTTGGTTATATACCAAAGGAGATAAGAAACCAGGGTTTCGTAAAGAATGCGAAACACCCGGCAACAGGTCAATTCCTCTCAGAGAGAGAAAGAGATCCTGACGACAGGATACTTCAAATGATGGGGTATAATGCCGTTAACCCTGCTCGTGTGAAAAAGATTTTCACAGAAGCAGATATGCAGGAAGCCCGATAGGACTTCCAACAAACCCGAGGATGGGAGATTCCACTCCCAGAGTCGGTTAGAAAAAGGTTGGGTTACAAATATGTGACTACAACCAATGTGTTCTACCCTGGTATATCCCAGGTGGGAACACGTGATTTCCTTGAAAGTCTTCATAGGAAACTCACTCAACAACGGTAGGGAGACGATGTCCCCTGCCGCTGTCGTATAATGTGAGAGGTTATAAACCTCGCACATTATCTAAACCAGTGTAGTGACAAATCTTCGCTACACCAGGTGCACTAGGAACCCCTCAATCTGGG